GTAATGGGGTAAGTCCCGCTGTTTGCTCAATCGGAATATCTCTAGGTCTTGATATAAGACCCTCGTATTCACCTGGCGAGCCAAAATAAGATCCTAATAATCTTCTAGAGTAATCCTCCATGTACGGAGAAACAAAAGAATAACCTGTCTCCGGCGTAGTAATTACATCAGCTGGTGGTGCTAGTTTTGTTTTACTGTCTAATACACCCATTATGCATACCTCTTAGCCATTTCTTCGGCTTGTTTTTGATAATCGTACATCTGACGTGCACCTAATAATCTTTGTTCATATTCATCTTCTGGGTTGGCTCCTGCCATAATACCCATACCCCTAACAGCTGCTGAGTTAGTAACAAACTCACCATCGCTTAACATAGCTGGTATTTTGTCTCCTCGCTCGCCTCCGGGGCCAGTAATTAGTTCTTGTCTTCTAGGAAATTCTTCAACGCCCATCGAACCGGTGCCATCTGCATATCGCTGTCTGTCGTCTTCTAACATACTTACTCCACCAATAGAGTTAGAAGTTCGTTTTGATGAATTAAATTGCTTATTATATTTATCTTTAAGTTGAAGCCTTTGGTCCATCATTTCTTCTATTCCGTCATATTTAGCTGCTGCTTGTTCTTCAAACCCATCTTCTACAGCACCATGATATGCTTTAAATTGACTAACTATTTCTTTTTCAAGTAGATATATTCTTTTTTCAAAATCTTCAGGAGTCCCTGGTTTCATATTTCTACTATAATCAATATCTTCTCTATAATCAGGTTTTCCTAAATACATATCTCGTATTACGTTATCACTAATATCTTTCGTACCTTCGGCATAGCCTTGAACATAAGTTCCATCTTTAGCATAAAGCTGACTTTGAATTCTTCTAGGTTGCAAACTATCTACATAAGTTGCCTCTTTTGGAGGAGCAACCAATGGTGAGAAAGGCACGCCTTTCATTTGTGAATAAAGTTTTGATACTTCACTTGGGTAGAATTTGTAAGCTGCAGGATTTTCATCTCTTGCATAAATTTTTATGTCTGCACCGGGCAGTATGTTAGAAGGAGTATCTTCATAATTTAATTTAGAGGGAGCTGTACCTTCAGCTATTCTGTCAGCTTGTGGCGCTCCATAGCCTCTAGCAAAAGCATCGTCATAAGTTATACTATTTGCAGCATTTTGATCTCCAATTGCTTCAAGATAATCTTCTAGCTCTTCATCAGTAAAACCTGAAAAATCTAAAAAAGGATTTGTAAAATCTGTTCCAAAGTTTCCAAAACCAAAACCACTAGCATAACCACCATCGTCCATGTACATAGGCATTAATGATGCTATGCCACCATCTTCAAATCTTCTTGTTTGTGGAACTTTAGAAGCACCTACCCTTGAAAATCCTTTAAATCCACCTTCAATAGATTGACCCTCACCTGGCCTTCCATCTTTAGAAGCGCCAAAGACATCAAGAGCTTCTCCCATTTTTCCCATTTTATTAAAAAATATATTTCTTTTTGCTTTTTTAACTCCTTCTTCTAAATCTTCTCTTTCTCGATCTTCTATAGTTCTAGTTGCTTCCATATAATTTTCGTAAGCAGATTTATCAAAATTATAATCTTCGCCATATTTGCCATAGTCAACAGACAAATCTGGTTCAAACTTAAAGTTTGGATCTGTTACATCGTATGTTGGTGTTGTAGGAGTCGTTTTACCTGAAATCATATCTGCAAGAACTTCTTCTATGCCTCGTCTGTCTGCTGGTAAATTGTTTGGAAGATTAATCATTTTTACTTAATTTATGTGTACCATTTTTCTACGCCCCAATATTCTTCATCAGAGCCAAGGTTAATTGTTGTATCGCCTGCTGTTTTAATTGTAACAGAACCCACATATGCTTGCAGTTCGTACCCCTGTGGACTCACAGGAGCATGTAGCTGTATCCATCGGGTGCCAGTATAAACCTGTAAAACACCGATAGATGTATTCCATATTACATCACCTGCGTTAAAACCTAAAGTGGTAATACTAGAATCATTAAACTGTGGAGTTGCGTTTGGATCAAACTTTCCTAAGTTAATCTCTAGTATTCTAACTAAACGATTGAATATATCTGCATCAACATCAGTTAAAGCTAATGGTAATCTACTTTCTAGTAGCTTTGCCATTACCTTTTACCATCAGGCCTAATATCAAATCTATTTGCTCCTAGTCTCCATTTGAACCCTGTTCTTACGCCTGTATCTGCATCATCGTCTGATTGAGCTCTAAAAACTAACTGTCTGGTTCTAGCCCTAACATAATTTTGTTGTGTGCTACTTGTGATATCGCTGGTTGAGTTAGTAGATAAACTATCTCCGGGGAAATTTCTTGTTTTTAAAACAAAATTTATTTGCCCACTACTAGAGTTTGTTCCAAAAAATTTAACGTCTGGAATAATGCGTTTTACAAAACCAAACTTTTCGCCATCGTCAATATCGATATCACCAGATTCAATAAAGACATTGTCCATTGGAGAGCCGTCTGCATCATCTGAATTTTCATGGGTGTAAATATAATTAACAGAACTATCTTTGCCTGTTGCCCTAGGTTTCTCGAAAATACCATCGTCTAACCATGCTGTTCTTGAAAGCTCTCCAATGCTCCATGCTTTTTCTAAATAATTGTATGTAACATATCTATCTATTTCTGTACTAGAAGAAGACGGGTAGAACCAACCAACCTCATTAAACTCTCTGTTTGTAAATGCAACTGTTTTAAATGACTGACTTGAATTAAAGTCATCTAAAACATAGTTTAAAACAGAGCAAACCAATCTTTGTACTGATCCGTTGTAAGTGTAAAAGCCATCTCTAGCCATCCAATAAACACCATCTGGTGCATTAATAGCAGCATTAGGAGATATAAGGCCAACATTTTCATTGATAAGGTTTACTCCAAAAGTAAATGGAGCACCTATAAACTGCATGGTGTATAAGGATGTGTCAGTCCATATAAGAATTTCTTGTCTTGATCGTAGGCCACCAACAATTTGAGAGCCAGATGAAAGTCTTAATGACCCTGCTGTGTTTGTAGCGTTTGGCTCCCACTCTGTAATGCTCTCTTGGTCTGAGAATGCAATAAACAATGGATCGATTGCGCCTGTTCTAGCGCTGCCCACAATGGGATCTGCGCCCAAAACAATAACGTGACGATCAACGTCACTAACAATAGTTTGAATGCCCTTGGTAGGAGCTAAGTTTGCTCCAGATAAAGATGTAATGTTTACAGCTCTTGTTGTTAAGCCATTGCTTTCATCCCAGTAATATATACCACCAAATCTTGGGTTAATAATTAAATCTTCGCCAAAAGCATCGTGCGACCACAACCTTAACTGACCAGTTTCAGACAAAGCTGTTGCAGATCCAAATGTTCCAGCACTCCATAGCCCTGCTCCCCAACCAGTCGAGGAAACGTACACATCAAGACCAACATTAATTTGATAAGCAGCATCTGTTGCAGAACCACCATTACCAGTATCTGAGGCATTAGCTGTTGCTGATGCAGTAAATGTGTAAGTGTTAGCACTGGGCACTGATGTTATTTGATGCTCAACATTTAAAACAGCGGCTGTAATTAAACCGCCTAGAGAGACTGCGTTAGTTATGGTTACAAAATCGTTGACAACCGCTCCATGAGCTGTATCTGTGGCTGTTATAACAGCACTGCCATTAGTCGCTGCAAAAGTAGTAACGTTTAAATCTGTTGAACGTATAGGCGTAATATCATTTAAAACATTACCGCCTTGTATGTAATATTTAAAAGTAGTTCCTAATCCTAAATATTTTGTAGCATCAAGAGCAACCCAAGCTGTCAATGCACGACCCGTTCCTTCGTAATTTTCAGTTGTTGTTTTGTTCCAACCACCCATTTTTTCTGGCAAACCTTTTCTGAATCTAATTAAATTACCATCAGCCCAGCCGCCTTTGTCCACAAGGTCAGTCATCTCTTTGTCGATGCCGGGTTTAAATAAAAATTTAGTTAGAGCCATTTTTCACCTTTGAACATTGTTGCTTCTGCTTCTCTTCTTCTTGTAAGACCAAGTAAAACTTTTCTTTCACCATTTACAGTTGCTTTGTTCCATCTCATAATTTGCTCTGGAACTCCATTGTAATTGCCTAGATTTAGATATTTAAGAAGTGTACTACTTTTTAAATTAGCTGGGCCTAAGTTGTACACCCAAGAACACAAAGCATCAAACTGACATTGGTTCATAGGAACTGTTACTAACTCATTTACATATCCCTCATATTCATCTTCAAGTTCACGCCATAACATAAATTCTGCTTTTTCTTCGCCCCAAGTGTCGCCTTCTTGGACATCTTTAGTATGGCCATAGCCAATAGTCCAAACTCCTGCAGCACATTTGTATGCTTCTAACTCGCAGCCTTCAAAATGTTTTATAAGCTCAAAACCTTTGTCTGATATATGCATTATATTGCTACTACCCCTGTTAAAGAAGCTATTAATAAAGTGGCCATAAACCCAAAGGTTCCAAATACAGCCATTTTTAGTGTTCCGTTTAGATTGCTCATCTCTTGTTTTATTTCTGCTGTTTCTTTGAATATGGTCTTCCATCTTTCTTCACATTTTGCTTCGTGAGATTTTAGGTCTGAATGCACATCTGATGCTGTTTTTCTACTAGTCATCTTTATCAGGTGTATTTGAAGCGCCAAAATAGAAAGATATAACGGCACTAGCTAGGCCACCTAGATAACCAAGCACTAAATTAATAAGAGCTTCAGAGTTTTGTTCTGGTGGCTGTAAAGTAACTAAAAATATGTACCCCATAAAGCCACCAACAACAGCAATACCCATAATTCTAGCAGTCCAGTCTTTGCTAAACTTGCCTCTAGCATCTTGTTTGTCTGCTACTTCTAGTTTAAATACATCTACCTCAAGCTCTTTCATTTGCAACTCAAAACCTTGTTCTGCCTTTTTAAGCTCTAACATTTGTTCTGGGGTTGCTGCTTGAATAGCTTTGT